CATCGCGTTCATTGCAAACCTCTTCGAGTAGGTTGCAGTAGTCCGAGCACGTTTCGCTCCTTAAATGCTCATACTTCTCTGCGTTCATTACTCTTCACCTCTCTAAAATAATCAAATTGCTCTTCACTTAATTGGAAGTCACCATGAAAATCCTCTTTGACAAACTCACCACAATCGTTGTATGTGCTGCCGATCATTGCATTTACTAAGCAATCGAACGTCATGTTGGATGCTGATTTCGTGGTGATCTCACAGTTGATGCACCTGGCGCATTGTTCAATCATAATCTAATACCTCCTTTGTGAACACTGCATTTTATTGTTCGACTGATTCGTTGATGCGAACTTACAACAAATGCAATGTTCAACACTTACGTATTTCTTACCACACTTGACGAACAACGAAAGGTCCTGCGGATCTTCGAGTATTAGCGTATCGTTCATTTTAATCCTCCCTTAGATTCCTAAATCATTCCACTTCGTACAAGATACCCCGCAACTCCTACCAGGATGAATGCGAGAAACACTATGATATAGAATATTGCATCGGGCGTTAGAACTACGGTAAGACCCTCACCGATCCGAAGGATGTAGTAGTCTTTCATTGTTTACATCCCGTTCCCTACTGCTAAACTCCTTGAGTTCAGTAGATTCTTTTAAACAACGCCTGCATGTCGATTCACTCTCGCGAGATATATCCTCCATTCGCGTGATCTTCTTGGGGCATGCATAACTGTAGTGTGCAGATCCTTCTTGTTTGCACACTATGCCGATTTGTTTCATTGTTTCACCTTTGCAGCGTTCATTGCGTTCCTTTGCGGTGTTCGGTGTTTATAAACAATGTATAGCCAGACAAGTCCGAGTATTAATCCAATAGGAAAGAACAGCACGATGAATGCGAGCACGATAAGCGGACAGATTACATAGAGTGTTATCGCAACGCATAGATCGACCGCGTTTTCCCACGCTTTTATGAATCCCATTTTGTTTCACCTTTTAGATTTTAGAAGCACACAACCTCTTGGATTGTATGTTTACTATAGTAAACACTATGCACTACAAGTATATAAAGCTATATTTATTGTAAGTATTATTATAACTCTCGGAGACGCAACATCACATCATCCCAATTCAAGACGCCGTTCTCTCTCTTGAGTAATGGATAATCATTATCGGCAAGCCAGTCAGGATCAATAGACTTCTCACCGGATTCGTACCACATCCTGACCTGATGCCACGGAACAAAAAAGATAGTGTTGAGTCGTGGCCCACGACTTGATCCTCGTAGTTCAATGGCAAGAACGCCAAACCTGCCGGTGTCGTCGATGAACTTACTAATCCTAGTTACCTGGTGCTCGCCTTTCTTACTAACGCTGAACTTAGAAAAGTATACCTTGTCAGTGTTAGGTCTGGTTATGGATTTACATTCGATGCCAAGATAGTGATCCGGGTTGCGTGAGTCAACTAAGACATCAATGAACTGTGTAAAGAAGTGGCTCTGTTTTAAACGGAATGCAAACCCTGGTGAATCTGTAGACTTAAAATGCCCGTTGATTAGTTTAACAAGTCGGCCTTCGAAAGGGTGAAGTTCCTGGTATCTTGACCACCACCTTATTTAGATAGTTGCTCGACTTGTTTCGCTAGTTCATTATGACTGACGACGAGTTCCTTAATAAAATCTATGAGCTTATTAGTACTGTCTATTGTGTTTTCTAGCGCCACCTCGATGTTCCCGATACGTGATTTGCAGTCGTTGATTATATCTGCTTGCTGGTCCTTTGTGCGAACTATATCATTAAACGCCTTTTGATGTGCCTTGATTTGTGCGTCGTGCTTGCGGACTACCTCGTCGTGCTGACACTCTTCAGTACTCATGGTGGGATTAATCCTCTTTCAAGTTCTTCTTTACCATACTGAAGTAGACATGCATCGCAATACCAACCGCCTTTTCCGTTGTTGCCGCCTGTCCAGAAGTGCAGACCTGCTTTGATTGGGTCTTCGTGCGTGCATTCGTTTAGTTTCTTGTCGCACCGTTCGCACTTGGTAGGATTGAATAGTGTGAACTCACCAAATGCTGCAAGTTTCTCGGGGTTTATGCTGTCGTCTTTGGTCATGTTACCTCGTTTGCCACCAGACCTTACCTGTTGCCGTAGCAGTACCGCTATATAGTTTCGGTGGTCCGCCTGCCGGATCTGATTCTTCGCACATTGCATTCAATCGCTTAACTACCAATGCTAGATCATGGTGTATCTTCTTGAGCCTTGTCTCTGTCGCAAACCTATTGTCTGTGCCATAATCAAGTCCACTGAGCGTACGTTCTAATTCAAGTGTTATATGCTTGAGAACGTAAGCCTCTGTATTAATCTCATCTTTAATACTCATTCTTCCACCTCTTCTGATGATTCTTCGCCCGGAACTTCTGATTCTGCTGGCGCTGGATCGAGTAGGATAGTACAAGCGCAATTTATTATATTCTCAGGACTTCCTGCATCATCGCCAGGATAATCTAAATCTTCACCCATCACTGTGAACGTATCAGACTGCGCTACTGATTGTCCGTCTGCATCTTGATGCCACTCTCGCACGTTATCCATGCCCGTTGTGCTCCACGTCTTCCACATATCAGGAACTGTTGCCTTTGCATCTGCCGATATTGCAGCATTCATTGCACTGTTTGCTTCTGTTCGTGAGATCATCATCCCTCTACCTAACCACGAATCGCCAAGAGCATCATCAACTGCTTGCCCTATTACATAATGCCCATCGCCGTTCTCAACGCCATCAGCGATCACTTTCATTACTTGATCCCTGGTCGTGTCGGTGATTCCTGTTATCTTCTGACCGCCCTTCTTTAGTTTATTAGCGACGAACTGCGCCCATGTTGATTGTAACGCTGCGACATCTTTGATTAGAACCAAACCTTCATCGTCAAAATCTCGCCAACTTGTGTAGGTATCAGATTCATACGCCGATTTGCCCGTATGAAACGCGTGTATATATTCAAGTGTAGCTTTGCCAGTCTCTACCCACGCAGTTGTAAGCGCAGTCTTCCAACCAGCGTATGCTGGCCCTTTAAGAAACGATTTGATACGTTTAGATGCCTCCTCTGGTGTGGTAGTTACTCGGAAGATGCGGCGTATCTCTGCCATGTCTTCTTTGTAGGGTTTATCGAACGCCGCTTTGCAGAACGTGACCCAGGTTTGCCTATGACTGTCAATCATGATGGCATATTTATGACGAGCGGCGTCCGATTTAGGTTTCATCTGTTCAACCGTTTACTATAGTAAACAACTAGTTCAGGTTTAATGCAACTTCAGTCCAAGCGGTAGGCCACTTGCCACTGACATACTTCTTTTCATATATTGCATGCGTTGCGCCAGTGACAGCGACGGTCAATACGCCGTTTACATATGCCGCGCTTGGTGGCGCACCAGCAGGAACCGAGCCTCCGAGTGACTTCCATGGGGTTGCGTTGCGCTTCCACCAGATAGCGTTGTCTGAACCGACACAGAACACATCAACGTTTGTGCCATCGGTGCACGCGGCGGGTGCGCTTAATGCAACGCCGCCTAGTGACGTCCACGTTGTTGTTGCCTGATTTTCCCACACTGCCTTATCTGAACCAACGCACAATATGTTGCCGGTTGACATGATGGTAGGAGCAGAGCTTACAGTTGTGTGCGTTACTGGCGGAGTTATCTCTGATTCGCCTGCGATGACGTGACAGTCTGAGACTAGACCAGTTGTTACGTATCCTGTTGGTAGTAGTCCTAGTCCACCACCGAAGCTACCGAACGCTTTGCCCCAACCTTCGCCCCAAGAGTTCAACGTCCAGAGATACCCAGGTTGATAACCGAAGAACATCATGCAGTGACCACCGATTGATGCTCCGGAAGGCATGTCGATAATGCCGTCACTGCCTACATCTTCAATCTGTGCATAGACAGGTGTTCCGTAAACAACTGGAAGACCTGTGACTGCGAGAGCGGTTTGAATATTAACTAACGTTTGGTTGTATCCTTGCGCTGAGTCTACGAGATACGAGTTGTTTGTCTCATCTTTGACTGCATCGCCTGCGACGTTTGCTGGCGGTGTGTCATCGATTCCATTAGGATCATATGGCCAATCTGTTTCGGGTGCGACACCATATTGAATCGTTGCCTGGACTGCATCAGCAACCGTTGCTCCATTATCGCCAGGGAAGTCACCGCCTAAGATACGACTCATACGGTATTCATACATCCGGTCGCCGAGAACTGCTTTACCGTTCCGCTTCATCTGTAACGCTTCAAAGGTGCTCGTCGTTCCGTGTGCTGTGCAACTCCCTGCGGAACCCTGGTTCTTAACGGTGCTGACTAGCGATGTTAGATCGCAGGTTGTAGGTAGTGCTTGCGGTGCTACGAACTGTTCATATCGCAATTCTTTATGATTCAATAGTGGCGGCTTCCAACCAAGACCGTAGTTGTGTTTAGGTGTAGTTACTCTCATTGATTTCTCCTCCGTTTTGCTTCGTCGTATTGTCGATTAAACTCTCTCGTTTCTTTTATCATTCTATCAAACGCTCTTATGTATTCGTCGTCTAGTATCGGATTCGCGGGGTGGCCGCGCTTTATTTCTAAGTCGTTGTGACTCATTCTATTGCCTCTATGTTCACGAAGTACTTGCATTTGTAGCACATCTGAACGTACCAGTTCTTACGAAACGGATTGCTGCCCCGTGGACATTCGACTATCCGCGAGTATGATGGTCGTGACACATGCAACCGTCTCGGATTATTGCCGTCTCTCTCGAAACTGCATATAACAATTTGTTTTTCTTCTGTCATTGCTCACCTTATCATCCACTTCGGTCGTTCTTTGATCCTGCTATTCCATTCGTCAGCGTCTTTTCTTACGTCTAGATTATACGAGGCCCATTGCATTAGATGCCCGAACGTCAGATGATGCGATTTACAAAGCACTATAAGGTTGTCTTCGTCAAGTTCTAGTTCGGGGTACCACTGATAGGGTTTTATGTGGTGAACGACGTTGCATCCGCTGGATACCTTACCGCACACAGCGCACTCTGGATACCTTTTCTTAAACCGGCGTCTGAGTTTCGGCCATTCGCTGTTACGTATGTATTTAGATAACAATAGTTTATTGCTGCGTGCATCTGATACCATTACCACATCAACGGCACTGAACCGCCTCCCATTGACTCAGCAACATAGATACCAATTCCTAGAGCGGATACAATATCATCGTGCATTCCCGTCTTCATACTGCCGAACTGATCGTATCCGACTTGAGATACCTTGTGTTCGTAGTTCAATAGTTCTTGTCTGATGATGTCTGCTTGTATTTCACCGCGTGGGATCCATATGCGATCTGCTTCGAGTAATGCGATTAACGTTGATGCCATCTGCGGTTTAGGCAATGATAAGTTCCTGGAGTCGTTCCATCGCGGGCGCGTTCCCCCAGTTAGCGTTACTCGATACACATCGGCCAACGGGATTAACTCACATACCTGGTCAGTTACCGCAGCACCTACGCCACCTTCATCTATGACATAATAAATATAATCTACATCTTCTTTGGCGTTGAGTTGTGTATCAGTCTTTTGTAGTGTTCGGGCAATCTTCGGGTACGGAATCTCAAGGTCATATCGTTTGATCTTAGTGACATTATACGTGAATTGTTTTTCACCACCGGACACTATGGCGCTGAAGATATCTGAATCAACGCCGCGGGGTTTCGGAATGAGTGGTTCGATGGTTGTGATCGCGGTATGATCTGCCTTCTTTCCAAGATCAACGGCTACATATATGCTTTTGTTATAACTACCCTCTTCACGTTCAACATAGTCAGATGGTTTATTATCTTTCTTACTGGAATCCGGGTCTAGTTTTCTAAGTGGTGGCATCCCAAGATTCGTGCGTTGCATATCGAGGTCGTCGTAAACGTCCTGTAATGAATGTGGTGAATCCTGGAACCATTCGATCGGGGCTATGATGCTTCACCTTTGAACGGAAGCCACTCTCTACACGTATAAGTAAAGTCTTCAGCGCAGTTGCCTGTCTTTGCACAGAAGTAGTAACTATCAGGATGTTTTCTTAGATTGTCGCATGTTGCACAAACTTTAACTCCTACTGTCATTTTTCACCCCTATTTTTCTTCCCACTGTTCAGGGTGTAAGTCAATCTCCACGCTGTTATCCTCTTCAGTATCCCCAAGCCAAATACTAATTCTTTCATCGCCAGTAGCGCGGTAACGTTCTATTAGTTCGACTTTAATTTCGTCGAGCGTTGCGTCTTTAAGTTCAGTCATTTTTCACCTCTTAAACATAAAACGGTCTGAACATTAATGTGAACTCGGCGACGCCGTTATCATCAACTCGTATCGTTATGAAGTGATAACCAGCGTGGTTCGCCATTCGCTTACTTCGCATCCATTTAGATTGCGTACACATCGCCCCACCACTTACTGCATGGATATGACGATCAAAAAAGTATCCTTGCTTGTGAGCGTGACCCATAAGCAGCACATTAGGTTTATCTCCGCCAGTTATACTCTCGATCAACTTCTGAATCCGATATGAAATTGCATATGAATTGTGCGTCCACAACGTCTTTCCGTTCCTTCTAACCAAAATAAGTCCATTGGGAACTTCACAACAATATACCCGCCCTGAATAGTGGACAATTGTGGGCATCGTATTAACAGTCGGCGTTGATTGAACCGAAGTTACATTAACAGAGTCATCGGTTTTAGTTCTGTTAAACGTTATTTTATACCCTAACTTAATCGCGATTTCTGAAAAATCTTCTAACAATCTTTTACTTATCGATCTATACCCAAATCCGCTGGCAGTAACCCACCCATCTCCTTTAACCATAGTCTCAAATACGATTTGCAAAACGGACGTATCACAATCTTTTAACCATTTTGGAAGATATTTATTAGCGCTTTTATGCCCGCACTCAGCCTTTAAAAACTCTGATAGTTCTGCGCTATGGATTCTTATAACCCTATCAGATGCTCCGCATCCACCCCCCAACCTTTCAGCCAAATCTAGTATCGCAGAATAATTTTCGGGGTTAACGGTTTTGTATTGGTGTATTCCGACGTAGTATTTTCTTGCGTGGCCTTCGGTTACATACCACGCTATTAATTCTGCCATATCGTCTATCGGAACATCGCCAAAATGATATGGCTTGTACCCATTATTCTTAGACCCCCTTGGTGGAATATTAACGGTTTCTGGTGTCGTCCCTTCCCATCCGTTCGAAACTTGCGTAAACTGCCATTTCTGTCTGCTATATTCATTTACAATATCGATTGCGTCTTTCCTGTGCCATTCGGTGTTTAATCTAGGATGAGACTTTGTAGGATACGTCAATGTTTCTTTTCTTTTCCACGTAGCGCATTCAGAAGCTTTTGTCCACATACCATGATTCGGTGTTACCAAACAGTCTACACTTCTTGCCTTGAAATGAACCATACCACCATCGTAAGGCTCATCAGTGATATTTGTTGGATGTTGCCATTCAAACGTATGGTCTGCCTTGGTCATCGTTGCCACAAGATCTGTTTTCTCTAAAGTCTTAAACAGTTTCCAGCCATCACTAGTCATTATCTCTGTTGTATCATCAAAGCAACTTCCATCTTCACCGTGAAAGGCGCGTATTATTATTCCGCCGACTTCTATGTCCCCTTCATCACGCCCTATATATTCCGCATTAGGAACTGCATCACAAACATCCTGTATCATATTAGCGCCCATTGCCTCATACCACCTGTCGTGATTGCCAGAGATCAGGTATGTATGGAATGGTATCTTCAATAGTTGGTTTACGGCGTATTCTTTTTGTGCTGCGTATCCGATATGCTTCAATTCGTAAAGTAGGTTATACTTTCTCGCATCCATTCCGTGTGTAAGATCGCCACCAAATATACAGAAGTGTGCCTCTCGTTCTTCGCATGTTTGAATGAAGTCGTCTAAGAACTCTTCATGATAATAAATCGATGACATATGCGAGTCAGTAAAGAAACCAAAGCGTATCTCTTCGCCAGTGTGGTCTAAGTTTACTTTTGGTGGTTCTACGGAGAACGTATTGATACTTTTTCCGATACTTATTGCCTTTAGTTCTTCGTGAGTGTATCGCCCTGTGATTCCTTCTATGTAGCGAGTTGCCCGTTGCTTTTTCCTATTCTCTCGCTGCCATTCGGTTCTGTGTGCGAGTTCTTTTTCTCGGTGCTCTACACGGTATATACGACTTGCTTCACGGCAGGCGTCACACGTCTTAAAGCCTTTAGACTCAATCGGTTTACCGCAGTGAGAGCAAAGTCTTTTCAAAAGAAGCTCTCCAACCAATCACCTAAGTGTTCTTCATTCTCATAGTGCAAATATTCAGTTAAAATCTTGAATATAAGTTGCTCATCGTTATCTTCAGCAAAGTAGTCTCTTTTAGAACGTATCTCTTCAAGGAGTTTTTGGGTTTCCGGGCTGAGATTCATCATTCACCTTAATGCATCAAATGCCCCAAGAAGAACCCAACTACAAAGATTATGATTAATAGGATTATGCCACCTGCAAGTGCATGGTCTTTCGGTGTTGGTTCTATCAAATCGCCCCATTCATCATTCATTCTTAATCAACCTCCAAATCCAAATCATCTCTGCTGAATATATCATCGTGAAACGCCCTGTCAATGTCCTCTGCTTTGAATACACTTGAAATTCCTTCAGCAAAATGGTTCATGTATTCTTGAAGAAACATCCAGTCGGGTTTTAATTGTTTTTCTTCTGCGAGAAAGTCCAGTGATATTCTCGGACACTGGTTAGCATTGAGCTTAATGCCTTGCCATCCACCAATGTTGCTTTGCTCATAATCATTCCAAACATCCCAAAAGAAACCACGCTTGCCGTGTGGTGTTGATAACAAGATTAACTTGCCTTCTGATACTGCGAGCATCGGCCGGATCGCTTCGGTGTATGTTTCATCGATTACTTGTGATGCTTCGTCTATGATTACCAGCGTCGGACCTGAGAAACCACGTATTGATTGCGGGTGTTGTCCTGATAAGGTTATGATTCGAGAGCCGTTCTGTAGTTCGAGACGGTGTACGTTCTCGGTGACTGATAATATTGGCGTATCTATCTCTTGATAGAATCGTGCGATCTTTCTAAAGGTTTCAGTTGCTTGGCGATAGATGTGTGAGACAACGAGAACAAGTGAGTTAGGATTATTGAGTGCGTGGTGAAGTGCTACGACTGCGACTATTGTTGACTTGCCTGATTGCCTGGCACAGTTGAGTATGATGCGACTTGATTCTGATCTTAGAACTTGAACTTGCCATGGATCGGGATCAATACCCAATGCCTTAGCGAACTGAACCGGATCGATAGCATACTTGAGTTCTCTGCGTTGTTGTTCGTTCAACGCTAAGAATATTTGATCGAATCTATCACTTACCGACATCTTCTAGTTCTTCCAGTTGTTCGCTGAGTCTGATTCGTTCTTCTAATGGCAGCGTGTTTAGCACTTGTTTAAGTTTGGTTACGTCTGTGGTTGTTTTGACTTCGCCACTTACGTCTATCTTTGTTTTATCAAGGCCGAGAACTTTCCATATTATATTTACTATTGCAGTAACTCGTTCAGTGGTTGCATATGGTTTAGCCTCATCACTGAGCATCTTGTTTAATTCTTTTTTAAGAATTTCAGGAGCAATATCAAGTATATCGTCAGTGACGTTCTCGACTTTGGCCTGGTGTCTTTGTCTTCTTCTTTCTGCTAGGTATTCATCATACGAGGCTGCACGTTCTACCCAACTGTATTTAGAACACCACCCTGCGATGAGCGATCTATGCCTATGACACTTTTTGGCTACCTGTTCAATAGAGCGTGATGTCCCTAAGTTGCGGTATTCACAAAAAGCGGCGTATGCTTTGGATGATTCTGCTCCTTTCATCCATCGCCGTGAGTCAGCCATTATTTGTGTTCAACCCCATTCAAATCATAAAGAAATATATGCCTTGTGCCTCGTTCCGTGCGAGTGACGCATCCTTTTTGAAATAATCGTTTGGTGAAGTAACTCGTTAATCCAACCGCTAACCCTGCTTCCTGTGCTATCTCAATGTTTGTCGCTGGTCTGCCAATCCTTACAAGAGCGTGATAAGCTTCTATTTGCGTTATGGTATCACGCCCGTAGTTTTATGTTTTTGAGTTTGCTAGTACTGCTGATACTTCATCCTGGCTCCTCTTTTATTCCACGTACTTAAGAGCGGATTACTTTCTTCTCTGTGTGATATGCTTTGAGGTGTTTGGCAGAATGTGCATAAGACATGCACGTCGCCGTCGTGGTAGACTGTGCTTTCTACGAGTAGTATCGGTCTTCCGCAGTGCATGCACCGGACGGCGTTCATTGCTCACCTACTGAATCGAAGTTGCTACCGCTAGCCATGTTGACCAGGCAGTTCCGTTCCATGACTTGCGGAATAGCACGTTGTTGATTCCTATTACTTCAATATCAATAGTTTTACCGTCTCTACTGATTGCTGATGGTCCTGTTCCTGCTTTGAGTCCTCCGCCCAGTGATGTCCATGGCAACCATGCTTTACCGTTCCATTCTTTTCGCCATACTGCGCCATTGGTCCCGCGAACAAAGACGTCTATTAAATCTCCGGTTGTCGTTACTGCTGTTGGTGCTGATGTGCATTGTCCGCCTAACGATTCCCATGCGTGTTGTGTTCCGTCAAATGCTCTATGCCATAAAGCGGTGTCTGATCCAACTGCAAATTCGTCAAATTCGTCAAGACGTCCTACAGCCCAAGAACATAGCGCTGGGGCGAATGCTGCAAAGGCGATTGGTTTCGGTGGTGGGGGTGGTGGTGCAGGACTGAATCGGTTCTTCATCGTTACATTTGTTGGCGGCCAAATAGCTTGCCACGCTTTATACCATGATTCAAATTCGTTGTAAACCGAGTTGGCATTTGAGCCATATCCGCCCCATACACCTATGCCTGCGAAGGTTATGCCGTTTGCTTCCATCTGCTGTGCGATGTTTATGTAATCTTGGGCCGTTGAATGATTTATCATCCACGTTCCCACGCACATGCCGATTTCTTTTACGCCGTGGGCCTTTGCGTGTTGCATCCCTGACCCCATGACGTCCCAACCCCATAGATCCGAGTTAGAATCATAGGTTTCCATATATGATGCAGCGCCGTGACCGCTGACCGGACCTGGATGCGTTACATTCCATACGTCGTCGTCTGTGCCGCCGCCTGTGCCTTCACCGCCGTAATCGAGAAAGATGAGGTGACTCATTATAGAATCTATCTCTGCGGCCTGCTCTGATTCACCGCCAACTGCGTGCCAACCCTGGGTAGCTAGGTTTGCATTATATGAATCACTACCATTCCAACCTGCGGCCCCATCGTTGCCGTTATTTAGAATCGGACTTAAACCTGCTGCGTTGCAGTCAGATACGACGCTGGTTGGTGCGCTACTTCCGCCACCGTGAATGATATAGTGTAAATCAATTATTCCCCCGCTTCTAAGCGCCGTTAGGTCGCTGTATGAATCCCCTGCTACAAAGTAAACTGCACTATGTGTCATTTAATATCCTCCTAAACTAAGCTCGGCAGCACACGTGATACCAAAGTGGTGACGTTCCCATAACCAC